GAACGGGTTTCCTGCATGTACATTAAACCGTTATTGATCATGTCCGCGCCGGTGATTGAGGCTAACATGAACGCTCCTGCAGCCTGACCCGCATAAGTATTGGGGGTAAAGGAAATCGTCGAGTTTAAAACTTTTTTGGCTCTCATATGGATAATTTTAAATTTTTACTGTTGTATGGTTGGGGTTTTTGGTTTTTAGTGTCCGAAACGTTTACGACGAGCTTCGCCCATTTGGTTGTTGATATCGTGAACGTTCATTCCGCCGCCTACGTTCGGAGTCTCTAACTCGTCCAGGTCCGCGCCCTCGTTCTTAACCGGGATGGCGTCGAAAATTGCTTTCGTGCCGTCCGGATTGGTAACGTATTGTTTTACCAGGCCAGCCATTACGGTTTCTTTGGTCTCGTCCGTTACCTCAACCTTACCTAATTTGATGGCTTTCTCGAAATAAGTTTTTGCCTCTACTTCTTTCGCTTTGTTCTCTGCAGCGTCAACCTTCGCCTTTGTCTCGATATAGTCCTTTTCCAACTTATCGTATTTAGCTTTGGTCTCGATATAGTCTTTCTCCTTTTGCTCGAGATCCTTTTTCGCCTGAGCTAAAGCGGCAGCGTCAACGCGCGCCTGGTTTTCAATTTTATCAATGGCTGCGTTGATAGCATCTTCATTGCTACCCTCCACTAAATTTAAACGATTGGTTACTTTTTTCATGGTATGAGGTATAAAATTTTTATCTTCAATTACTTTGTTGAGAATTTTGGAAAAGTCGGAGCGGGTTACCTTCTTACTATCGAGGTTTTTAATCAACTCGGCATTATTGTAAGTAGAGCTATCCTCGATCTCGTCACATAATCCCATTTCCAGAGATTCGTCGGCCATGATCCAGGTCTCGCGGTTCATGATCGCATCCATTACGGCCTCGGTGATCTTACCACCTGAGCGCTGGCAGATAATTTTCATTATCGTTTTTTTGAATGCTTCCAGAGCCTTCTCGTCTCCGCCGAATGGATTATGGAACATGTTTTTAGCCCAATCCATCATAATACGCTTACGACCGCAGGCAAAGATCGGATAAGCGACGCTCGCGCAGGTCCCGGTATTATAAGTATCAACCGGCGTTTTTGTTTTCAAAATCGCGTTGCATATCTGCTCGCCATCCATTACAACACCGCCGCCCGAATTAATCCAGCATTGGATCCGTGATTTTCCCAAACTGTCAAGGTACATTAACTGTTTTACGAACTTGTCTCCCATTGTCCCGTCGAGGTACCCGATATCTCCGTGAATCAGGATAATCGGTTCGGCAGCGTTAGGATCTATTACGTAATCGAGTTCATTCACAATGCAATTATATCGGCTTTTCGCGGCCGCTCCGGACTTTTAAATCATTCCTAAATCAAAAACTTATATATTTGTACTACAAACATGGCCGGAGACCCTAAGAAAAAAAAGTACAGCCGAATGGACTACTATAAAAAGGGTGATTATCTCCAGGCGTACTTAAAACCACGTTTATTAAAGCTCTTCATTGCATACGCATTCAATAACCAGGATTCTCGTTCGGCGACTGCGAACTATATCTTTAGGGATTTCTTTAATGGTATGTCCGAGAAGGAACAAACCAAGTTGCTGGCGCTGTATGATCGAATGTCGGCGGAAGAGAGGCGTAATCCGGGCCGTAGAGGTATCGACTAATGGGAAACAAACAAAAGAAAATCGTAAAAAAACACCGGCACATCGTAACGCCGTTAGTGCTAAGGGCCATCGAGCGCCTGGCGAGTGATCTCCCCGACATGGTAAAGACCGATCCCAATACCGGCGCGGTTATTTGCGAAACCTTTTCGGAGCGCGTACTCGGGGATCAAATACCCAAACAGGACCGCCACACTATACAGGATTGGGACCCGAATAAATTCTATAATGTCCGCAGGGTCCGCCACTCTCTCGTTAATCATGTTATCGTTATGAAGGATCTCTACGAACATGGCGGCGATCAGGAGATCCAGAACTATCTCGATATAATCCAGGGACACCTCAACCACGAACAGTTACTCTTAAAGAACCTGAAAAACGAAACGCTGTGGCAGAGGTTTGTACGGTTCCTGAAAGATTAATATATTCGTGTCTCACAATTTGTTATTTAGTTTTTAATCCTTCCCTCTCGAACATGAAAAACCCCGGGCTGTTAACCTGGGGTTTTCTGTTTCCTTCCCTTATCCCGGACCAGGGCAACTATAGGAAACGAATAGTTTCTTTAGGCTTTAGCCTCGACGGTGATGTAATGCTCAGAGGCCGGCTTTCCTTCTGTTTCCTGCCAGTAATCCTTCGCGCGTTCGTCGCCGTCTTCGAATCTCAACACGATGCTGCTCGCTTTGATCTGCTTACCGTCTGCAGAGATAAGATTTACGAGAGTGGTCCCGTCGTCCTGCTTAACCGCAGCGGTACATTTAAAGAGTAATTTTTTCATGTGTATGTATTTAAGGTTTGACATTAAGAGCGACTAAGATAAATAAAAATCCCGGAGCAATATTACCCCGGGATCATTCACCTTTAAACGAGACACTCTCAGCGATCGACTGCGCTTACTGGATTTACCTTGTACGTAGGCCTGGTCCTTCCCGCAGTTCCCGGACCAGCCAATCCCTCGAGCCTTTGGCTTTGTGCCTTAGAGCGTCTCTTCTCTGTATATATGGGTTGCCTTAAATTCATACTGCTAATATAAACAAAAACCCGTACTCTATGACGATACGGGCCTTTGTGTTCGATTCCCGAAACCTTATCCAACTACATGCTTTTATCGGGAGTATGAAGCCACGGAGTTCCATCGAACGGGAACAAAGCAAATATAAACAAAAAGCCCCAACATTTCTGCCAGGGCTGAGATCTTTGCCGGTAAACCACTCCGGAACTAAGTTTCGCGCGATACAAATATAATACTTTTGTTGATAACTTGTTAACTAAACGTCCATTACGAGATCAATCGAGAACTTTAGCGTCACAACCGCCGCAGCGCTTACGAGTAAAGTTGTGGTCCCACCGCTATATCGTTTCAATACTAAGCGCTGACCTTCTGTTCCGTCGTCGTCGGTGCTTATGAGTAGATCCGTATAGTTCGATGTTGCTGCAGGAGCCGAATAGATACAGACGCCACGAATAGCGTATGGTTCCGTTAACACCACTTTCTTAATGCCGGCCGGTAATGGTATGCGGATCTGCTCGATATCCGATCCGTTCGTATTCGTGAATTGAATAACGCCGTTAAGTTTACAGATCCCGTTAACGATGCGGTACGAATATTTATAAGTGTCTGCAGAATAGGCAAACGGACCGCCTCCGGAGAGGACCGCCGTAATGGCTAACCCGTTACTGGCCGTCGAGGTGATCAGGCCGTAATTACGTTTGAAAGAATTAAAGTCCTTTATTCCCGATCCCGAGACCGCGCTCGCAATTCCGATCTTAAAAGTTTGATGAACATAAACCGGCGTTCCGGATGGCTTTAGTTTAACGGGATCAAAACTTTCGTAAGTAGCCGCCGATATTGTCGCGACTGCAGTTTGACCAACCGCTGCGGTAAAGCTCGCCGCCGGCACGTCGTAAAGATCTCCATTGTATAGCACCACGCCGGCCGTGATATTAAACGTTGAGCCTGTCCCGGAGTTCTCGCATCCCCAAATGATCAACACGTCCCCGGCCACATACTTACCATTGTGCTGGCCCTGGATTGTTCTAAAGGATCCGCGAGCTGCGTTTTGTTGCATAAAGTCGAGCGTCTGTTCTAAGATCGGCTGGGATTGCGGATATACCGCGTTACTAAAATCTACTTTTTCCATAATCTAATAGGTTAAGACTTCATAATAAAACCCGGCGCTATTCAGCATATCGGCCACAGAGCGAACGATTGCTTCGCGTTCCGCGTTGGTTGCGCCCAGGGCATTGAATTGGGCCAGTTTCACGTAAATGATAAAAGAGGTCGTCGAGTAATTGAAATAATCCTGGTCCGACACAAAATAAAACTGCTTATCGTTCAGGTTCGTTACGGAGCTGCAGAGATCCTCACGCGTACTAACGTAAAAGCCCGGTACCGGAAGCGCCACGCGATCGATATAGATCGGTTGACCCGGTACTGCGTAGTAATCGAAATATTTATTTAAGACGATCTCAAAATTACCCTTCATGTCGTTATAGTTGAGGCGCTCGAATACGCCGCCCTTGAAGGTCTGCAGGATCTTGAATTTATTTAGATCGATCGTCGGTCCGGATAAATGCGCGACCGTACACTCGACAATGGAATTATTATAATAGGTGAGCTTCTGGCCGACAACGTAATTCTGAGCGGTCGCATAATACGGATAAGTTGCACCGAACAAATAATCGCCGAACCAGGTATCGCGGAGATACTGCAGCGGTTTCGTATAGACTGCGCCGAATGCGATAAACTTCGCTAACCGTTTGTGAGGCGGTAGCAGGTTTTTCCACATGGTGTTAAAGTCGATATCGAAAATATTAGCCATCTACAATAAAGGTCAGGGAATCGTTAAGGGTATAGCCGGCTGTTGTCTCCTCAACGCCGTAGCCGGCATACATTTCGTATTCGGCCAGGTTCAACCCGAGTGAAAGATCCATTATTTTGGAAGCGTTAGCGAAAATGGTAGTATCGGGACGAGCGTAAACCTTCTCCATGATCACGTCGGTAACGCCCGGAACGTTCTTAATGGTTTTCTCAACATCCGAAACCAGGAGCTTACCGTTAAAATTAATATCGGAGGCCAGCGCTTTGTAGAGATCATTTAGAGCCTGTTGAACCGAGGCCGAAATGATCGCCGCATACGCGCCGTTGTACTTAATGGTTGCCTTTACGTAGATCTTATCCGAAGCGGCCGAGATCACCGTATAGAATGTACCGGGAGGCGCCAGCTCGTTAATAAATGCGCTATAGGCTGAGGCCTCGGGACCCGAGAGCGCCGTAGGAGGATCGGACTTAGCGACCTTACATTCGGCGTAACCCGGTAGCGTGGTGGTAATGGAACAGCGGGAAATAATTCGCTTGTTAGCGTCGATCGTGGCGTAAGTGGGCGCGTTGTTTACCCAGACAATAACCTGCGGGGTCGAGGCATCGTACTGAAATAAATTAAGAGAGAGATATTTAAGATAATCCTTTGTCGTAGGCTTCGAGGCCTTAACAAGCGATTCAATCGTGTTGATACCATAGGCGAGAATTTGTTCGAAAATGTTGATCGCCTGGGCCACGATAAAGAGAAACAGGTTCCAGCGAGACACCGGCGAGGGCGTGGTTATTGTGTTGAGATCTGGCTGGTTTGCCTTCTCGGTCTTCATTTGATCGAGAATATCGTTCGTGCTGCGTGGTGTCAATATTGCCATGCTTCAAATTTTGGGCTTTTATATTACAGGCCTTTGGGTTTAAATCAAAACTATTCGCCCTCTTTCTCGATCTCGATCGTCTTATCCCAGGTGAACGGAGGATCCACGTCCTGACCGTCGCGCGGTAATACGTTGGTGTCCTCGATCCAGGTAGTACGATATCCCTGCAGGTAATGATACAGGTTATCGTGATCATGATCGGCGCTATCGCTAAATTTATTCATCGGTCCGGATCCCGGAAAGCGGAACCATTGCAGCGCCGTATAGACAGCCTTTTTAAAATCGAACACCTCGAAGTTTTCCTCCTGCTCGAGATCCTCGCCATCGAGATCCGGTTCGTTAAGTTTTTCGTGTATAATGTGAATCGTGATATCGTACGGATCAATCATGTTGAGGCCTCCGCCGATCTGGTCGCTCTGCGCGCCTTCCGGAAGCTCTATAAAGATAGCGGGCAACGGAAACACGTACTCGCCGTTTTCCTTTTTTCGCCAGTATTCGAGCTGGTTGTTCCATAGGCCTACATGCTTTAGGCCCGGCACGTAGGTTTTTAATTGTGTTTTGATCGAGGTATAGGTTGCTTTTTCCATGCTGCTATCGTCTGCTTAGGTATGTGTGAAATATTTCTGCGTACTTTTTTAAAAGGATCTTTCCCAGGATCCTGCCGGCGCCCATAAATTTACGTTGTGGCATCCGCATTCGTTTCGTATAGTTCAGGACCCTGCGATCTCCGGTCCGGCTTCTCACGCTCTTCATTCTCTCCTTACGGGACCTGATGTTATAAACACCGGTGCCGGCCTTGCTGGTTGAAAATACGCCACGGTTGTGAGATCTTACGCGGATCAGGCCATTATAACCCTCGTTATGGATCGCCGCATACGGTACCTCTGTGGCCCATCTGATTCGCTTTTGGTTTGCCTCCCGGATAGATCGTCGGACTGAGTTTAATAATTGCCTGGTGCGGCCAACAAGTAAAGAGCGGCGGTTCCTTCTATCCTTCCGGGCTGGCCACTTCTGAAACACGTCGCCGCGCCATCCCTGCCGGCTAAAATTTTCTACAAAGAACTTTTGTCCCTCATTAGCCAGGATCTTCGGAGCTGCGGCCTGAGCGGCTTTAAGTTTCTTAGCAAGGTTCTGGAATATTTTTTTCGCATTGGTTCTCACGTCTCGGTTTATACGGTAATCAGGCGGGGAAGTTTTCGCCAATCGGTTGGATCCTGGTAATCGTATTGTTTGAGTGCCGCGATATTCTCTTTCGGCCTGGCGCGACATTCTCTTTCGGCCTGGTCTCTCAGAATCGTTTCGTCGTCCTCCATTGGGATAATCATAGTCTCAGGTCTCCGTTTGCGATCCTCTGCCATTAAAATAAGATCATTCGCGGCCTTTCTTGAAGTCTCCGAGATCCAGCCCTGTTTTATTGCCTGGTGTTTAGTGATCATTTCCAATCGGTAAATTAAAGTTGTGCTTTGCTAAATTGCTATACTGAGACGAAACTACGAAATAAGGATGTTTGCCCGCTCCCTTTGTTAAGAAGATCTCGCGGTCCTTTCCGGGATTGAACTTAAACGCCGGCGACATTTCCTTATCGTTCAGCTCCTCGATACTATCCTTTCGATTCTTTCCGGTTGAGCGAATAGGATCCAGGGCGTCGATGCGCTCCTCATAGCACCGGCATTGGAAATGACGCGGCGATAGGTTATGATTCCAAATAGGATCGTCAACGTCTGCAGTAACGTCGTGCATTCGGCGACACATATCGGTAGTATGTTGATCCAGCACGGCCACGGAACGAAGACGCGGGAAAATATCTTTATTGTCCTGAGTGTATTTCCAGTTGAGCGCCGAGATCGAACTCGTTACGGTCGTCGTATATTCGGCAAGCAAATAGGTTTTGTTATACTCTCCCCATTTGACGAGTGCGCGTTCCTTAAATTCCTTTAGATCTACGTTGCGGCCGTTCTCGATCATGAGCGACTGAAACTCGAGGACCTGCGTAAAGGTTTTGGCGGCCGAAAAGTGGTAAATGTTAGTCTCGAGATCCTGGATAAGCTCTTTATCGTAGCCGTTGGGGTTTCGTTTTGCGTTGTGGATCGCGGCGGGCGCCTTAACGCCCTCCTTAATGCCGGCTAAAAGTATGCGGGCCGTTTCCCGGTATAAAAGTATAGGTAAATGGTAAGGGTTAACCGATCCGACGTAAATACCGGTGAGTAATAGGTCTATTTGGTGATCCGTATAGTTGATCTTTGACATTACACATTACGGTAAATGTTTTTTATCGCCTCCTGGGTTTCCTTATCAATGAATGGGTTAGCGGCCTCCTGTTTTTCGATCTCTTTCACTTTAATACCGGTTTCGTCCTCGATGAACTTAGGATCCATTTTGTAACCGGCCTGGGCTAACTTTACAACCTGGTCGATGAAATCGGCGTTCGCCTTATTCTTACGGGTTTTCTCCTCCTGCTCCTCCTTATCGTTTTTGAAACAGATCTCCGCGCCCGGTTTGATCGGGAAACCGATCTTTTGCAGCTTAGGGAAAACGGTTGTCTGCAGAAAATCGGTAATACGTTTCATGTCGGTGGTTTCCTTTGCCTGTAAGGCTTCCTGTACATCTACCGACTGAGCGCCGAGCTTACCCGGTTTGCTCTCCATTGCGTCCGCATGGCCGAGGATTATCTTCGAGATACCTTTCTGCAGACGGCCCTCAAAGCTCTCATAGGATTTATACCCATTGGCGCCGCCCTGTTGGTTGTGGAAATTGAGTTCCGAATCCTGCGGACTGATCATGTAGCCGTTGGCTCCGGAGCTGCGGAGGCGCTCTTCTGCCGAGGCGATAACCTTAGCGTCGTTAGAATCCATTTTCAGCTCACGGAACGGCATACCGAACATTTCGTTATAGGTAGCGTTGTCGCCGCGGTTGTTGCGTAAATAGATATCGAGCTGGGCGATCTTATAGAAGCGGCCATAACCGCAAACACTCTGCCCGGTCTCGTTCGGTGTATCGGCGTAAATGGTCCAGTCAGAGAACGAGCGGCCGTTACTGTCCTTACTTGCCGGATCCATGAAGTGAATCCAGCCATTTGGTGAGTACACCACCGGAGAGACACATAGGCGGTCCGGAGAGATATTCTCGCGGCGAACGACGCGCATTTTCGGGAACGTAAAGTTATACATAGGGCCGAGGCCCACGAGGGTATAGCCGTAATCGTCCGCATCCAGGATATAGCTCATAAGCTGGTTAAACCAGGGCTTTTTCAGGATCTTAGTGATCTGCTCGTCTACCTTGTCGCCGTATTTGATCTCGAAATCCTTCATTAAGATTTGATCCTTACGCTTTCCCACGCAGGCCGTAACGTGATCATTCAGGGAAGTATCTAAAAAGATCTTTTGACAAATCACGCGGTAAGGCAGGATCTGGTTTTCCATTTCCTCTACGGCGTCGCGCCAGGTCTGCAGATCTATTTTTTCGCGGTAGAACTGGATCGGTGAAACATACGACCAGGGATTGAGCGCGTCCTTTGCGGTACCGAAATTTCTCGAGGGTTCGAAGTTTCCAAAGAACCAGCTCTTTACACCGTTAGGAATATAGCCGGCCTTTAATATCTGTTGTTGTATTCGTGCTGCAGGTGTCATATTATTACCAACGGTTTATTCGTTTAGGTTCGCTACCGCCATAAAAGCGAACGTTCTGGTCCGGCTGTATCTCCTCGATACGCAGGTTTATTTTGCCGTTCATTACGTTCTCGAGGTACAGAATCGCGTTGTCGTACTCGATCTTTACTTTCTCCGGAATATTGCGAGGCGCGCAGGTTCTATGAATAAGATAAAGCGAGACCGAGATCATGATGTCGACCATTTTGCTGTTACGGTTATCGCCGGCGTTCCAGGCGATCGGCTTCCAGGCCGTGATATCGGTACCTGGTTCGGCGGTTGTTGTCTTCAGGGCCTCCCATATCTTATTCGTATGGCTTCGGCGATCTCCCTGGTTGAATGATCCGGCGGCCCATGCGGTAAAGTCAGCCGGTACGGCAACCGGCCAAAGGCCAGAGAGTGAATAGGCGGTTTTGCTTTTCCATTGCTGCGTATTGCGGGTAGTGGGAAAGTCGTTAAGCGGTAAGAGGTCCTCGGTCCGGTTGGATTGTATCTCCTGTTGGTGTGTGCGGGTCCGGGTCTCCTGAGCGCATAGGTAGTTATAGTCTCGCCAAAACGTTTTATCGTTCACATAATAATAGTTGTCGATATCGAAACGATCATAAGGCAGCGGGATATAGAATAATTTGAATTGTGGGCCGAGCAGGGTCCATTTGGCTGCATTGAAGGCCTCGGGAGCCGCTATCGCGGTTTTACAATAGTAAACGTTACCGGCCTGCAGCACCATCTCGTTAAGCGCATAGCTCGGAGCGGTTGCGCTGTAGGGCGTGGCGTCGAGATAAACGAGCTGGCCGGCGTAATAGGTGTCTACGAAACTGAATTTAACCGTGTCTCGGAACTCGGCCGATAAATCGTAACGGCTTGTTATGTAACCCTGGATCTCCTCGTATGCTGCCTGTTCGTTATCAATGCGGATCGAATCGTCACCGCCGAGGATCTCGTCGAATAGCTTAGTTTGTATCTGACGTTTGTAATCGAGTTTAGTTAGATAATACAGCATGGTAACAAAATAAGCCCATCGGAACGGCTTCCGCTTTGGTTTAAATCAAAAAGCTCACGGAACGGCTACCAGCGGTTTTTCTTTTTCATTTCGCCGCCCTGGTTGACGATAATAAGACCGCCGGCCTGAAACTTTTTATATTCAGTCGGAAAGATCGAGACCACGGCGTAACGTTTGATATCGCAATAGTGGCCCCAGGGTTGATGCCTTACCTTTGTGATCGGGTCCTCGATTGTTTTCTTATCAACGCCGCCGTCCTTCTCTTTTGTGTTCTCATAGTCCAGGATCGGGATGCGGAGTTTTTTATTTACGCGGATTCGGATGTTCTGGTATTCGTGTTCCAGCACCAGGTTGGTGAATTGAGCCGATACCGGTACGGAGGGATTTGTCTTTACGAATCTGGTTATATCCCATAGACTCGTGCCATCCTCTCGCTTTTCATTCAGGCCGTTAATGATTAGTTTGAAAAGGTCGTGTCCCTTCTCCTGCTTAACGTCGTCCTTAACGCTGGTTGAATCCCCGCCGACAAAGACCGGCCGGTTATGTCCCCACATCCGGAGGCGGGATTTAATTTCCGAACACATATAGTTAACGGTATTGTCCGGGTTCTTTGCCGAAATAGCGTCCACCAGGTAGAGCCACTTAACACCGTCTCGCTCCTCGGTTTGGTAAAAGGCACACGGAAAGTAAGGCGAGGTATTCTCGTCAAACATAAGGTAGAGCGAGAGATCGCTCCGGTACGTAAAGTTGCCCGTATGGATATCGGAGCGCCACTTCTTTAGGAACTCACCGCCGAACGTGGTCTTACCCCACTCACCCAATACGTTGACCTTATAGCTATTCGGGTCCAGCTTCTCGAGAGCATTGTACTCGGCGATAACGGCCTCGTCACGGAAACCGATCTCCGGGTTCGTCGGGTGTCCCGCGATCCAATAGTTATCCTCGTAGGTGGTTTTGATTAACAGGATCGTGCCGTCTGCAGAGAGGCGAATAAAGCTATCCTCGCAAGGCAGCTTACCGAATCGATCCGTATCGAACCACTCGGTTTTATCGATAATGTCGACTTTGATCCAGGAGAGTTCGTCGACCGGGTTCCAGGATCCAAATACTTTCTGGCCTGGCTTACCACGCAGCGAGATATTGGCGTCGCTAAATTCTTTCGAGGTAAAATGGTTCAGCTCGTCAAAGTAAAGATAATGGAAGCCCTCGACGCCCTTCGCCTTCTCGCTATCATCCATACCCTTTAGGTGTATTTGAGCGCTGTTGTTGTTTGAATCGTAACGACGATCGTACTCCTCGAATCCGTTCGTTAGCCTCATGCCTTTTTGTGCGAGCTGGAAGGATTCTTTTAGCGTGGTGGTGATCGTTACGGATTCCTTACGGAAGGCCAGGGAGCTGCGGCCATCCACGTAGGCCAGTTTGGAGAGGAGTTGCGCGATCGATACAGTCTTACTCGATCCCTTACCGCCATAAACGAGGACCTTCCGGATCTTCGGGTCCTTTAGGGCCTCGAGGAGTATGAAGTATAGGGGATTGAACCACTTTTTACGGAACTGTACGGGCATTTCATTACGATACTTTATTTACTTCTCTCAACTGTTTGAGGGTTTCGTTATGGATTGAGTGTAAGATAGGATCGTCTTTAAGTGTAAACTCAGCAAGGGCGACCGGCCGGTCCTTGCCGTCGGTGATTATTTGGGTTACGCGCTTCTCGTTCCAGAATGCTCTATGTGTGATATCGTCGTTCATGATTTTAATTCTGAGGCGGCGATCCATGCCTGGACCCATACCGGTAACGTTTTTAAATACTTTTTCCTTTCGGACTTAAAACAATAATTATTCTGCTCGAGTTGTTTAGTGATTTCGTCGGCTCTTTCTTTAGCAGTTCGGTTTATCTCTTCTCTTTTTTCCCTCATTCGTTGTTTATACTGTTCGTCGAGTTTAAGCTCGGTGAGCCAACCTATAAACGAGCGCGGTGTTATTTGATTATAGGTTATTGTTCTCAATCGACATACTCCTCTTTCTCAGCCTCAACGCCGACCTTGTTAATATTGAGATTCTTTTGCGTTGCCTTACCCTCGAGACGGTCCAGGATCTTCTCGTAAGCAGTTGTATCACCGGCCAGGGCCTTCTTAATGATCGCGGCGTCCATTTGTTCCAGGATCGTGAAATCTTCGATATCACCGGTTGCCGGGTTCTTTTTCTTTTGAACGATTGAGAGCAGGCGTAACAACCTGGTCTTACTGTTCTCGGTGCCTTTCGGACGGCCGTTCGGATTACCGGAAACGCCAGGAGGAAACGGCTTTAAGTTCTTAGTACCAGCATGTTCGCCGGTCTTCTGTTTCGCCACTGTTTTTTTAACGGCTTTCTTTTTATTGACGGTCTTCTGTTTCGCCATTTTAATTAAGGTTGATTTTCTTAGGTCCTTTAAAATTACGAGCGAGCTGTATTTGCTCGTCCTCCTCGAGTGACTTAAAAACATCCTCAACACTTATACTCGAGGCCTCGGTCTTATCGCCATCGAGGTGAAAGGAAATAATTTTAATGTGTCCTAATTTTTTACGGGACCACACCGGAAACCAGCCACATAACAGAATGATCAGGTTATAGAGTGGGTGATAGTGCGCTGAAAAAGTAAATGTTTGTTGTGCCATGTAACAAATGTAAATTATTTTTTTGACTTCGTTTTTACCGTGAGGCCTTGCTTCTCGAGTTTATCCTGCCAGGCCTGCATATCCTTTTTGGTTTTAAACGAGACAACCAGGTCCCAGGTTTTCTTTGTGCTTACCTCAAAGGTTGCTATCTCTTTCGTATCGAATAAAGTTGTATCGAATCCCCAGCTCTCGAGATCCTTTTGGTCCCAATCGTTCATTAGTGCCTCGAGATCCCACTCACCGCCCGAAACATTGTCTTTGATAATGAACTCCTTTTTCTTTTTCTCTGTCCAATCCGTTACCTGGATTACCGGTATGATGGTGAGGCCTGCGTTAACGGCAGCCTGATAGCGCATGTTGCCTCCCAGAATTACGTAGTTCTTATCGATAACGATAGGCCGGACCTGTAGCATTTCCGGAAACTCCTTTATTGATTTGGTGAGTTTTTTAAGGCTCTCCTCCTCTATGGTGCGAGGATTGGAGGGATTGGGTTTGATCCTCTTAATGGATATTTCGGCGGTCTTCATGGTAACAAATGTAGGAAAGTTTTTAAAAGAGAGTTGAATCGTCCCATATGGGTCGCCGTATGGAAATATGAAATATATACTTAGTATATAACTATTAAAGGAGTGCGATTTTGAATTTTGTTAACAAGTCGGTTAATAACTTGTTAGTACTGGTTAACAGTAATTTATATTTATTGATATGCAAGTAGTTACACTTTTTGTTAATAAGTCCGTGTATAATTTATGTAATTATTATGTTGGATTGATGTAGGTTTGTGTCCGATTCTTTGACATACTGAATAACCTACCGACAAGTCCCGCAGGGCAAACGCCGAGTAAACTGGATCCTTTACAGCGTGAGACCGGAAGTAAAACTCCGGATAGTTTCGCGCACAAATGAACGCACGATGTAAACTATTACCAACAGCGAAAGGTTGAGATATAAAGGTAAAGCCAAAACAAACGGATTGATATCGTGAGGGTTTTGAGGCACGGATGTTAAGAGGTTAGCATACCACAACTTATTACAGGATAGGGACCAGATCACCGGGTACGCGCTTCGAAAGCCGCCCTATCCTCCACTTAATTTAAAAACAACAGAACCATGAAGATAGATAACACAACTCTGAAAAAATGGAAAAAGCATCTCGATCCCGAAAACGTTTATTATGACGCCAAAGAGATCGGGAGTGACGTTAGAACGGTTAAGAATGCTCTCGCTACAGGTAAATGCAGTAAACCGGTCTACGATAAAATAAACAACTTCGTTGATAAAAAAATCTCACCAACCCCTTAGCGCTATGGAGACAGAATTAATACTCACACTAAAAATACATATAGCGTACCGAATGACCGATCCGGAGATCGGCACCACCGACGAGGCCGGCCGCTCCGAGATCATTCCGGGCGGGGCCGAGATCCTCGCTATTCAGGCCGAGACACCCAACGGAGAAAAGTACATTAACATTACGGACCTGGTACCGGCCGAGGATATCGAGCGCCTTACGGATCTTTGTAGTGAGGACGGAAAGAGAGGAGGCTGGTAGCTATGAGCGTAACGACATTTGAAGCCGAAACCGAGAACCTTACCGAACAGGAGAAACACTATATCGCGACGGTAATAAAAGTATTGAGACAAATTACGGAGCCGCGAAAGTCTCAGGAGGTTTGCGAACTTATCCAGCTACATATCTGGAACGATCTCGAGGATAGTGTTCGCTTTACTCCCGTGAGATTACGTAAGTACGTAAATCATATCCGCCTCAACGGCTTGCTGCCGGTGATCGCAACCAGCGAAGGTTATTTCGTTTCCTATAACCGGGAGGTAATCGAAAAGCAAATTAAATCTTTGAACGAACGCGCCTCGAGTATTCGAAAATGCGCGGACGGCTTAACTAAATTTATAGGACCATGAGATTAACGATATTATTTATTTTAATCATGGCCGGCGTATATGGCGCCGCCCAACTCGTCGTATATCATTACGGCAGCGATCCTATAACAGTAGGATATTTCGCCGGCATCGTTGGGACCGCGATTGTGTCCGGAATAAAGGAGGCTCGCCATGACAAAACCACTCCTTGAACGCATCCGGGACGCCGAGGCCCAGGCGATTGCGCTGGCCGAAGAGGCAGGATTCGCAAAACGAAATAAAACAGAGGTTTCGCCAGAGCTTAACCTGGCAATCAACAACGCGCTCCTGCGTATGTGTAACCTAACGCACCGGCTACTCAACAAGAAAGCTAAAACAATTCAACCCGACGACGATGCTAACGATTAATGGTATTCCAGCCGCTGAATGCGAGCCGATTCAACTCCTCCGGGCTTTGGAGCGCGTCACTAAACAACGGGACGATTACCGGAACGCCAACCAGGTAGTTAATGAAAAGCTCGGGGAGCAATTCGCACAAATTCAATTATTAGAAACCGAACTTAAAATACTTAAACAGGAGATCGCTAAGATCCCACAATAAAACAACTATGAAAAAAATCCTAACCCTTTCCCTTATGGCGTTCGCGCTATCGAACTGCGGCGGTCCGCCGAACCACCAATCCGTACACGCAACCTCTAACCCGAAAGTTCCGGTCGAGCTTCTTTTCGAGATCGACGGCTGTAAGGTTTATCGTTTCAATGACGAGGGTACAAAATATTTTTGCAACTGCAGCGGATCGGTCGAGTGGACCGAAGCGCACCGATCCGGTAAGGCCACTATCTACATGGAGAAACAAATCCCAACCAACGTAACGCCTCAACAGCATGACAAATAAGAAAGACACCCAAAGCCTAACGGACCTCGTAAAAAGCGAGGCCGCTTTCCTGAAAGTAAACGCAACGCCGGCAGAGCTGGCGCGTCTGAATTTTGACAATACGGATCCGGAGAATCGTCACCAATGTATTTACGGACAAATGACAGGCGACTGTTACGGAGATCGTGCCGCGCTTTTGATACAGACGTGTTGCCAGTATGTTTTCTTTCTGCAGGCAGAATCTAAACACATGATAGGCGTAACGACACCGCTCGCGAATTTGAATTTTACGAAACGTTTCCCGCCAAAGCCAGGCTCTAAGCCTCTTCCGGGATCGCATGGCATTCGGGGTTATTATTCCGCTATAGAGATCTTTATTTCGCAGAACCAAAACGGCGGCAATCCGTTTCGAACGCTGGCGCTTATCCTTTACCTACAGAATAAGTTAAAAACCTTAGACATATAGAATCATGGAGACAAACGAAACTAAAAAAACAAATGACGAGGCGCTCGTTCAGGTGCTTAAACTGAACTCACTCGAACACGCTACCGAAGAGGCGATCCGCGCCAGCTTCCTGCCCTTTTACGAACAGGCAACCGAGTGGAAAGAGAAGGCCCTGGCGGTTGTCGTTACGGACATTAACCAGGTTGAGTTAATGCAACAAGCCCGCGAGGCCCGACTTATCCTAAAGGATCTCCGCGTCAGCGCCGATAAGAAACGCAAAGAGCTGAAAGAGGACAGCCTCGCATACGGCAGAGCCGTTCAGGGCGTGTATAATTTTATCGAGGACCTGATCAAACCGATCGAGAAACACCTGCAGGCCCAGGAGGATTTCGTTACCATTCAGGAAACGAGGATTCGCGAGGAATTACGAGAATCTCGCAATTTAGAGCTGCAGCCTTTCGCTGAGTTTGTTCCGGTTGGCATTGATCTGGGAAACTACACGGAGACCGAATACCAAAACCTGCTATATAATTGCCGCGTGCTGGAAAAGAATAAGAAGGACCGGGAGGCCGAGGAGAAAGCGGCAGCCGAGAAGG